AAGACGGAAGAACTGCCGCGTGACAAGATTTTCCACATCAAGGGCTTCGGGCAGGGGCTGACCAACCTCGACATGGGGCTTTCGCCGATCGCCTACGGCGCCAACTCGCTCGGCGCAGCCATGGCGGCTGACGAGACGGCCAGCAAAACGTTCGCTAACGGTCTTCGCCCGACCGGCATCCTCACGGTGGATCAGGTTCTCAAGCCCGAGCAGCGCGCGCAGCTCAAGAAGAACATCGTTGATCCGATGGCGGGTTCTGCGAACGCTGGCGGCATCTTCACCCTCGAAGCAGGGATGAAATACCAGCCCATCACGCTGAACCCGGAAGACGCGCAGATGCTGGAGACGCGCCGGTTCGGCGTCGAGGAAATCTGCCGCTGGTTCGGTGTGCCGCCAATCGTCATCGGTCATGCGGCCGAGGGCCAGACGATGTGGGGCTCCGGTGTGGAGCAGATCCTTATCTCCTGGCTGACGCTGGGCATCGACCCGCTCGCAGATCGCATCGAGGCGCGGATCAAGAAGCAGCTCATCCGCCCGACCGGCAACCGGCGCCGCTATGCGGAGTTCAACCGCGAAGCGCTGCTCCAGATGGATTCGACAGCGAAGGCCAACTTCCTGTCTTCGATGAGCCAGAACGGCCTCATGACCCGCAACGAAGGCCGCGCGAAACTGAACCTGCCGCGCAAGGATGGCGGCGACGACCTGACGGCTCAGACCAATCTCGCACCGCTCGACAAGCTCGGCGAAGCCACGGACGGCAACAGCGCCCGCGCGGCGATGCTCTCCTGGCTCGGCATCAAAAACGAAGGGAAACGCGATGAGCAAGCGTAAGCTGCCACACGCGGAAATCTCGGCGCGGCCGGGTATGCGCACCGAGGTCATGCCTTCGGCGCTCAATCGGTGGAACCCCGATGTGCATGCCGCAGCCGAGATCGAGGACGAGAACACCATCTCGGTTCTCGACGTGATCGGACAGGACTTCTGGGGCGACGGCGTCTCCGCAAAGCGGATTGGCGGCGCGCTCAGGGCCATCGGCAAGAACGACGTAGTCGTGAACATCAACTCGCCCGGCGGTGACTATTTCGAGGGCCTCGCGATCTACAACATGCTGCGCGAGCACCCGGCGAAGGTGACCGTGAAGGTGCTGGGCATTGCTGCGTCTGCCGCATCCGTCATCGCGATGGCCGGCGACGAGATCCAGATCGCCCGCGCCGGCTTCCTGATGATCCATAACACCTGGGTGGTCTCCATGGGCGACCGCCACCAGTTGCGCGATGTCGCCGACTGGCTGGAGCCGTTCGATCAGGCCGCCGTCGACATTTACGCGGCGCGCACGGGCATCAAGGACGCCGAACTGGCGGCCATGCTCGACCGCGAGACGTGGATCGGCGGCTCGACCGCGGTGGACAAGGGTTTCGCAGACAGCCTGCTATCGTCGGATGAGGTTGCCTCTTCGGCCAAGAACGAAGGCACCGCCCGCCCCACCGCGGCGGCCCACAAGATCGACGCGCTGCTCGCACGGGCAGGCGTCTCAAGATCGGAGCGTCGCGACCTTGTCGCCGCTCTGAAAGGGGGCATGCCTGGCGCTGCCTCATCCGGCATGCAGGACGCTGCCGTCATGACCGAGGTGTCAAGCCTCTTGGAAAGCCTCAAGTCCCTTTAATCGGAGAAAATCAATGAGCATCCGCAAGATGCCGCACGTGAACGTGCTGGCACTCATGGCTGCGCGTCCTGCCGGCGTTTTCGGTTCGGTGCGCAACGAGACCAACCCCGGCAAGCTCGAAGAGCTGCTGGCCGACGTGAAGTCGGAACTGAAGCGCGTCGGCGACGACGTGAAGCGCACCGCCGAGGACGCGCTGAAGCAGAGTAAAGACGCCGGCAACACGACTTCCGAACTGAAGTCCAAGGCCGACGACCTTCTGACTGCGCAGTCCAAGCTGACCGACGCCCACACCAAGCTGGAGAACCGGCTGGAAGCGGCGGAGACCCGCAATCACGACCTGGAGCAGAAGCTCGCAGGCTTCCGTGGCGGTGGTGGCGAAGACAAGCCGAAATCGTTCGGCCAGCAGACCATCGAAAGCGACGAGCTGAAGTCGTTCGTCAACAACGGCGCCCGCGGCACGGTCAAGATCGGCGTGCAGAACGCCATCACGTCGGCCACCGGCTCCAGCGGCAGCCTGATCTGGTCGGATCGGGAAACGGAAATCGTCGGCATTCCCCGCCGGCAGATGACCATTCGCCAGCTTCTCCAGACCGGGCGCACCACGTCCAATCTGGTCGAGTACGCCAAGATGCTCGCGCGCACCAACAATGCTGCGGTCGTCTCGGAAGGCGCCCAGAAGCCCGAGTCCAATTACACCTACGAGCGTGCGGACGCTCCGGTGCGCACCATCGCGCATTGGGTCCACATTTCGCGTCAGGCGATGGACGACGCGGCGCAGCTCCAGTCGGAGATCGACGGCGAACTGCGCTACGGCCTGATGCTCGCTGAGGAGAACGAAATCCTCAAGGGCGACGGCACGGGCGAGCACCTGTCCGGTCTGGTGCCGAACGCGACCGCCTACTCGGCGGCGTTCTCGGTGTCCGGCGAGACGATGATCGACACGCTTCGCCTCGCGCTCCTGCAGGCGTCGCTGGCCGAGTATCCGGCGGACGGCATCGTGCTGCACCCGACCGATTGGGCGCGGATCGAGCTGACGAAGGACGGCGAGAGCCGCTACATCTTCGCCAACGTGATCCAGATGGCCGGCCCGCAGCTCTGGGGTCGCCCGGTCGTCGCCACCCAGGCGATGGACGAGGACGAGTTCCTCACCGGCGCCTTCGGCATGGCCGCGAAGATCTACGACCGGATGGACGCGGAAGTGCTCATCTCGTCCGAGGATCGGGACAACTTCATCAAGAACATGCTGACGGTGCGTGCGGAAGAGCGTCTCGCTCTCGCCGTGAAGCGTCCGGGGGCACTCGTTACCGGCGACTTCGGCAACGTCTCCGGCTGATCGAGTTCGGGTCATCACGACGGGCGGCTTCGGTCGCCCGTCTCATGAACCGAAGGAGGTTTGCATGCAGATCAAGGCCCTTCGCGGCGCATTCGGCGGCTACGGTCGGGTCCGGCGCGGCCAGATCATCGACGTGGCGGATCATCAGGCTCAGCAACTCGTGAAGCGCGGCCTGTTCGTTCCGGTGCAGTCATCGACAAAGGAGGCCGCCAAGACGGCAGCCGCCACCCCTCGGGAGGACCAGACTGGTGGCCCGACTGGCGAGGCGAAACGATCGTCGTCGTCGCAGGAGGCCCCAGCGCGGCAAAAGCGCCGCTATACGAAGCGGAAGACCGCTGCCGACTGATCGCGATCAACAACTCCTGGCGCCTCGCGCCGTGGGCTGATGCGCTCTACGCCTGCGATTTCGCATGGTGGCGCGTCAATCAGGGCGTGCCTGACTTCACCGGGCTGAAACTGTCTGTCGACAAGACAGCGGTGGCCAAGCCCTGGAGCATCAAGGCCGTTGGGGTCAACAAGCACGATGACCGGCTCGAATTGCTGAAGACCGGGACTGTCGGATGGTCCGGCAACTCCGGTTTCCACTGCTTGAACCTCGCTGTGCAGATGCATCCGGCGAAGATCGTGCTGGTGGGCTTCGACATGCGGCTTGACCACGGCCTTCATTGGCACGGGCGCCACGCCGCCGGCCTGAACAACCCGACAGACCGGAATGTTGATCGCTGGCGGCGCTGCATGGACGCGGCGGCCGAGACGATCGCCGCAATGGGCATCACGGTCATCAACGCCAGCCCGATTTCGGCTCTGGTCAACTATCCGAAGATGAGCCTTCTGGAGGCCCTTGATGCTGATCCGGCTATCGACACCAGACGGGCTCGCTGTTCCGCTTGAGGACGTGAAGGCAGACCTGCGCGTCGATTTCGCGGACGATGACGACATGCTCACACGGGACATCCGGTCGGAGACTCGCCGATACGAGGATTACACCGGGCGCATGATGCTGCCGGCGGATCTCGAATATCGCAGCGAGCGCTGGGATGATCCAATCTGCATCCCGGCCTCGCCGGTTCGCGAGGTCGTGTCGGTCCTGTATCTCGACGCAACCCATGCCGAGCAGACGGTGGACGCCGCGGATTGGTACATCCGGCAGACGGACGACGGCGCCGAGGTCTGGTTCAACGACAGTTTCGGTTCCCCGACGCTTTCGACCCGGCAGTTCCCGGTTCGCGTGCGCTTTTCCGCCGGCTACGACGACCCGAGCACGAGCGGATCGGGCGACGACCCGGAACTGGCGCCGAATGCCAACGACCAGCGCAACATTACCGCCATGGTCCGCGCCATCTACGATGGTGGCGAGCCG